TTAAACGTGAAAATTGCTCATCAAAATACAAAGGGGTCGTCAGATCAATAAATAAATGGAGATGTCGTGTTCATGTAAATGGTAAACTAGTACATGTAGGATATTTTGATACAGAAGAAGAATTTGCTTTAGCATATAATAATTATATTAAGGAACAAAATCTGGTTTTTTGTATTCCAAATATTTTATAAATAAGTTTGTATATAATTTTTTATATTACAATTATATATAAATGTCTGCTGATACATTAGTTTATGATATGGCTTCTGCCTCCGAAGGCACCGCTTCCATTTTTGTGAAGAAAGATTGGTTGAATATTCTCGATAATCAAAACGGGAATTATCGTGGCAATCAGTCGGTAATCGATACTTCTCAACTTGCCAACTCCAACAAATACATGAACTACCGCGAAGCTTATTTAGCCGTTCCTATGGTGCTTACTATGACTGGTGTTCCTCTTACTGGTCCTGCTGACGCAGGCACTTCCATGGATTACGCTATGGGCTTGAAAAACTGGTTCGGATCTGTTATTCATTCTTTCACTCTCGATTTAGGAGGCACCACTACAATCCAACAAACTCCTTATGCTGGTCTTTGGAATACTTTTAAGTTGATGATGTCTCTCTCATGGAGCGATGTCTCGACAATTGGTTCTTCCATTGGTTTCTATCCTGATGATGCTCTTTCTGTTTCCTTTAGTGCTGCTGCTACTGTTGATGGTCAAGGAACATGTAATAACCAAAATGCTCTTGCTTTCCCTGTTGTCAGTGGTGCTTTCAACTCTTACAATGTTGGTAATGTTGGTTTATTGAAACGCCAACAATACATTAACTACGACCCTGCTGGTTTGACTGCTCCAGGTTCTGATGCTTACTCTACTCTTTTGACTGGTGCTGCTTGTTCTAACCTTTACAAGTCTTACATCAGCACAAAGATTAATCCTGCCGTTGCTGGAACCAATCCTGGAGTTATCCAACACTCTATCATGGCTATTATTCAATTGAAGCACATTCATTCCTTCTTCCAAAATGTTCCACTATTAAAAGGTGTTTTCATGAAGGCTACTTTGAACTTGAACCAACCTCAAGTTGAATTGGCTGTTGGCGCTGGTCGTATTCTCTCCATCACTTCAACCAACTCTCCTCTTGGTGGTGTTGTTCCAATCATGGTTGCTTCTGCTAGACTTACCAACGGTAGTGTTTCTGTTGCCACTGGTGGTGCTGGAGGAAACGCTATTTACGCTTCCCTTTTTGTCGGTAACACTTGCTACTGGACTACTCAAACTGCTCAAGGTGCTCCTCTCAACACTCAATTTACTCAATCCATCAACTTATATGTTCCAGCTTATACATTCAACCCAGTTTATGAACAAGCTTACTTGTCAAGCCCTGTCAAGCGTATTGTTTATACTGATATTTACCAATACTTGGTTCAAAATGTTGCCGCTGGTGGAACTTTCAATAACTTGGTTACTAATGGTATTGCTGGTATTAAATCCGTTTTGGTCTTACCATACTTTACTGCTGCGGCCAACGCAGGAACTGCTCCAATCCAATCAGTTTTCGACCCTGCTGGTGCTGGTCCAACTTCTCCACTTTGTTTATTGAATAACTTCAACATTGTTGTCTCTGGTCAAAATATGATTTACAACACCGAGAGATACAGTTTCGAACAATTCGTAAATCAATTACACGGAGCTTTCGAAATTAACGGGGGATTGACAGATGGTTTGACGTCAGGATTCATTGACCAACTTCAATTCGAAAGTGAGTATTCTTATCACTGGGTAAACTGTTCGAGAATGCTTCCGGTAGAAGAGCCAGTTCCAAAATCTGTTTCTATCATTGGCCAAAACCAATCTGCCAAGGCTGTTGACCTCTACGTGTTCGTCGAGTATGGTGTCGAAATTCAAATAGATGTGCTTACAGGAGCCAGAGTGTAAGGTCGCCATAAAATAAAATTGAACCAAAAGATAGATTAAATATATTATATCAAAACGATAACGAGTTAAATACAACATAATAATTTAATATAACATATAAATGACTTTGACAGATAAAGAAATTCAGATATTCGCACACAATCAAGGAGTTTTACGCGCATTGTTTCGAGAGCAACAGAAATCAAAATATGAAAATAAAATCGAAAAACAAAAAATATATGCTAGAACCAAACGAAGCTTAAGGAAAAGTTCATTATCTAATTTTTAATAAAAACCCATAATTATTTTGTTATGTATTTTTATAATGAAGAGTATTAAAATAGACGCTTCTCCTAAGCAACTCTCAAGATTGAGAAATGGACACAGAGTTAGAGTAAAGCCAGCAGTAACTGGAACAGGGTTTAATTTATTGGTTGACCCATCAAAATTTGATAGCATGTCACGCTCATTTACAAAGGGCTCCGCTGTTCAAATTCAATTGACACCTGATGAACTTATGGCAAATAAACAAGCCGCAGCGAGTGGTGAATTGGAAGGTGAAGGAATAATGGCTGGCGGAAGAATTAAAATGCCATCATTTAAGAAAATTGGTAAAGCCATTGTTGATGCAGAAAAGGCAGTTCGAAAGAATCCTACTTCGAGAGCCATCGTAAAGAAAGTGTTGCCAGCCGCAGCAAAGATCGCGACAGTTGCTCTCGCCAAGAAGGCTGGTATATCTCCTGAGGCTACAAAACAATTATCCGCAATGGCTGAAAAAGGTTCCAGTGAAGGGCTTTCTGAAGCAGGTTATGGTTTGTATGCTGGCGCACGAGGTCGCGGAATGGTTGGTTGCGCTCTACCTGGCCCACCATCACGCAGTCCTGAATTGTCGTCATTAGCAATTGGCGGAAATCTTTTAGCCAGAACAAACGCAGCCTTACCACCAGCGTTACAATCTCAAGCCATGAGTGCTAACTTTAACGCAAACACACAACTCCCAGTTCAATTTCAAAGAGGCGGAATCAGATTTGTTTAAACAATAAATTGAAATGAAATTTAAGTTTAGAAATATTATATTTTATATTATTATAATATATAATGCTCACTAATGACCAGATAGATGATTTAGCAGGAAGAATGAAAATTCCTTTAGCGTATGTTGGATTTAAAAGTAATTTGCCAAAGAAACTAAAAACAAACAAGGCTTATATAATTAATTTAGATGATGAATACGATAAGGGAACAGGAATGAGAAATTCAGGTTCTCATTGGACTTGTTTTCAAGTGATGGAATATCCAAATGGAAAGAAAGAAGGAATTTATTTCGATTCGTATGCGGCTCCTGCTCCAGAAATAGTAAATCAAAGAACAATGGATAGTTTTAAAATGAAGTTGCCATATAATACAAAAGATATTCAAAGTTTGATGAACAACGCATGTGGCTGGTATTGTTTGGCATTTTTACATTTTATAAATGCTTTTCCAAAGAGGTCGAAGAATTTATATTGGGATACTGAAGCATTTTTAGACATGTTCGAAGACTTAAATAAATCCATTGATTGGAAAAAGAATGAATATATTTTGAAAATGTTTTTTCAGCCAGAAGACCCAGCAAAGCGTAAGGCAATTGAAGTATTTGCTGACCCTGATACTATAACAGATGGTTGCGAACAAAAGATAGATCCAAAAGATTTACCAGAAGGTTCAGAGTTCGATAGCATGCAAAAAATTCAAGTAGATGTGAAATATATTTAAATAAATTAAATTCTGTTTTTTTAATTTATTTTTTTGATTACTTATTTAGATTAAGATAATTTAGATAGATTAAGACATTAATATACGATTCCTTTGTTACATTCTCAAATTTCAAAAGTTGTTTTATTTCGTCGCAAACGGATTTAAAATTTTATTTAGAATATATATAATGTTTAGTCAATTAATAATTACTTTAATCAATTGGTGCGGAGTGTTTATTTTAGTGAATACTATTTTTGACAGATTAAATGGATTACAAATTCAATATAAGTCAAATGATAAAAAATAGCCTCTTCTCTCCAACTACTATTCATCAATCATCAAGTTTCACGTAAGTTTCCATCTGAGATAAACTAGAACCCATGTTACTCATGTCAGTAGCCATAGAACTTTTCTTTTTCATATCATCAGCATACTTATCAGTTAAATAAGAATGACGAAGGGCATTAACAGCGATTTTCT